ACTATAAAGTTACAACTACGGAATGGAATGTCGAAAATAAAGGTTGGCAGTTAGAAGATACCGATGATATGTTTTATCAAGTAAACGAAATGAATGCACCAAAAGTTAAACAAGAGTAATTGTATTAACAATCTGACAGTTGGATGCTGTCTCTCAAATCACTGTAAATGTTATGATAATCAAGACTACAATAATAAGATATTTGATGATAGCTCTAGCAGCATTTGTATTAGGTACATTCTTTCCGAACCCCGTCGCCAAGAAGAAGACTGAGAACGCCACAATCGCCTGGGCTAAAAGCCTAGGGTTTGGTCCTCCAAGGTTTGAATATCATAATAATCAAGAATTCATTACCTCACTTAAAAAATGTATCTCCTACCTCAATTTCGACATCCCTAAAAATAAACACATAAATACTGAACTAATCGTTGCTCAAGCTATAGTTGAATCTAACTATGGAATGTCACGTTTTGCTATTGAAGGAAATAATCTGTTTGGTATAAGAGTATGGTCAAAAGAGGGAATGCTACCCTATAAACAACCAGATACTATAGAATGGCGTGTTCGGGTCTTTAAAAACAAGTGTGAATCTGTTAAGTATTACATAGAAATTCTAAATACAAAACAAGTGTATGCAGAATTTAGAAAAGCTAGAGATATGTCATTCAATAGAGATCCTATAAAAATGGCAAAGGCATTAGATAGTTTTTCTACAAATAAAGAATATGAAAAACATGTTATTGAAGTTATTAAAAAATTAAGAAATAATAAATAAAAATGATAGATATTTTTGGAATACCAATTTATATAAATAAAATTCTAAATATTAAAGAATATGAAAATAATTTAATAAATTTAGATTATGAACGCACAGGGTTTAATAATGGTTATATAAGTGTAGACAAATATGTTTTAAACAATGAAAAAAATTTAAACATAAAAAAAATTGTAACAGAACATTTAAATAATTATTTATATAATCAATTAAAAATTAAAAAAAATATAAAATTTAAAATGTTAAATAGTTGGTGTGTAAAACACGTTCAAAATGATTGGGCACAAATACATAATCATGATAATAGTTTTATAAGTGGAATATTATATTTAAAAACATATGAAAACTCAGGAAATTTAATTTTTCATAAGAATAGTTTATTAGATATTTTTCCAAGTTCTGTAAGTATAGATTTTGAAGAAAAAAATCTAATAAATTCAAAAACTATTTCTTTCGAACCAAAAGACGGGGATATTATTTTTTTTCCTAGTCAATTAAATCATTCTGTAAGTTATAATTTGAATGAAAAAGACAGGTATTGTTGTTCTTTTAATTTTTATCCTGAAGGAACTTTTGGAAATGAAAAAAGTTTAAATGAACTACACATATGAATCTAAGTAAAAGTTTTACATTAAATGAACTAACAAAGTCTCAAGAAGCAACGAGACTTGGAATAGAAAATATTCCAAACGAAGAACATATAGAAAATTTAAAAATACTTTGCGAAAAAATATTACAACCATTAAGAGATTTTTATGGAATGCCATTATCCGTGAGCTCTGGTTATAGATCAGCAGAACTATGCAAGGCTATCGGATCAAGCTCCACGAGCCAGCACACGCGCGGGGAAGCAGCAGACTTTGAGATATTTGGTATAGCTAATAAAACTTTAGCTGAGTTTATTGTAGCTAATTTAGACTTTGATCAATGTATACTTGAATTCTGGAATGAAAATGAGCCTAATAGTGGATGGGTGCATTGTAGTTATTCAAGTAAATACAATAGAAGACAATACTTGAAGGCTGAGAAAGTAAATGGTAAAATTGTTTATTCACCAATATTTTAATTATGGCTATAGGAAGATCTCAAATACCACAACAGATTGAAGGCAAAATAAGAGGTGCTAAACCATCACGAGCTATGCTTAAATCAAAAAGAAAGAAAAAGTAATGGCTAAACTTTGTCCAAAAGGAAAGGCTGCTGCAAAGAGAAAATTTAAAGTCTATCCAAGCGCATATGCTAATATGTATGCATCTGCAGTTTGTTCTGGCAAAATAGTTCCAGGTGGTAAAAATAAATCTCAACAAAGAAAAGCAGTATCAAATTATGATCAAGGTGGAATTGCAAAAGGATGTGGAGACATAATGGATGATAGAAGAAAAGTAACTAAAAAATCTTAAAATGAGTTTACGTAAATGGGTTCAAGAGAAATGGGTAGACATCGGAGCTAAACGTAAAGATGGTTCTTTTGCTCCATGTGGTAGATCAAAAGGTGAAAAAAGAAAAGGATATCCAAAATGTGTACCATTAGCTAAAGCTAGAGCCATGTCAGAAGGTCAAAGAAGATCAGCAGTTCAAAGAAAAAGAGCAGCAGGTAATATAGGACCAAAGCCTACTTTTGTGAAGACATTTACTAAGAAGTACTATGGTGGTATGATAAACAAAGGCAATTAACTATGATAGGTAAAGCATTAACTAAGGTTGGAAAAAAAATTATGGGTAAAAATAAAAAAAAAGTAGAAATGTTAGGAGTAAAACCAACAATTAAAGGTAAACCAGTTGGTGAAGATGTAAAACCAGGAACAGAAATACCTAAAATGTCTATGGGTGGTGGTGTTTTCATACCAAGAGGTCAAAAAGACTTTCAAGTAAAAAAACAATATTCTAGGATTAGATAAGGTTATGACTTATGGCTACATCTGGAACAACAACATTTAATTTAGACATCGATGATGTCATTGAAGAATCTTTTGAAAGATGTGGTATTCGTAATACTAAAGGTTACGATTTAAAATCATCAAGACGAAGTTTAAATTTATTATTTTCTGAATGGGGAAACAGAGGTATTCACCTTTGGAAAGTAGAACTTAAAAATCAATTATTAACTGCAGGAACAATTACTTATTCTACACCTTCTGATTGTAGTGATGTATTAGAAGCATATGTTTCAACTTCTGAATCTATTACTTCAAGCACCCAAGACGTGTCATTAACTAAAATTGATAGATCTGCATACTCTGCACTTCCTAATAAAGGTCAAACAGGGCAACCCTCACAATATTACGTAGATAGACAGATAACTCCTACTATTAGTTTATATCTGGCTCCAGACACTATAACTTATACATATTTAAAATATTATTACATTCAAAGAATTCAAGATGCGGGTTCTTATACTAATCAAGCAGATTTACCTTATAGATTTTTACCATGTATGGTTTCTGGACTTGCTTTTTACTTATCACAAAAATATGCACCAGAAAGAATACAAGCATTAAAATTATTGTACGAAGATGAATTAGAAAGAGCTTTACAAGAAGATGGTCAAAGAACTTCTTTATACATTTCACCATTTACTTATTTTGGAGATAGATACTAATGGTATTTGCAAGAGGTAAAAGATCATTAGCTATATCAGATAGATCAGGAATGCAGTTTCCTTATCTTGAAATGGTAAAAGAGTGGAATGGTTCTATTGTACATATATCTGAATATGAATCTAAACAACCACAATTAGACCCACCTTACCACCCTGCTGATCCACAAGGTTTAAAAAGACCAAGAGCAGATGTAAGACCAGGTGGTGGAGTTTTAGTTCAATTAGATTTGTATTATTGGCCAGGTCAGTTTGTTACTGAAACAAATAGCATGCAACCTGGAATAAGTGGAGATATTATTAATACTAGAAGATCAGCTTATAGTGCCGTTGGAAATGTAACTATTGATATAACATGACATACGCAGAATTAGTACAAAAAATTAGAGATTATACAGAAGTAGGATCTGAGGTTTTAACATCTACTATTGTTAATGGTTTTATTAGAGATTCTGAATTTAAAATATTTAGAGAAGCAGATGCAGACTACGCGCGCGAGTACGCGAACTCTACATTTACAGCTAATAATAAATTTGTAGCTTTACCAAACGCAGCAGGAACAGCTGCTGAAAGAAGAGCTTTAGTTGTAAGATCCGTGGTTGTAACAAATTCTTCAGGTGTTCAAGTATCTTTAGAGCCAAGAGATGATACATTTTTAACTGAATATAATTCAACAGGTGCTACAGGATTTCCTAAGTATTATGCAACATTTAGAGAAAATGCTATTGAAGTAGCCCCTACACCAGATGCAGCTTATGTAGTTGCTTTAGATTATATTTATTCACCAGATGCTTTAAGTGTTACAAATACTACAACTTATATTAGTTTAAATGCACCAGAGTTATTATTATATGCGTGTTTATTAGAAGCTTTTGCATACTTAAAAGGACCTATGGATATGTACAAACTATATCAAGAGAAGTATAA